AATGGAGCTTATGCTTTTAGTAGTTTTAATGGATTTCCACTCCAAAAATTACCCAGTTATGGGTTTGAGGATTATTTATGAAACTAATAGATAGAATTGAAATTAATAGAGCAATACAAGCTTTTATAGATTTAATAATCAATATTGCAGAGGCTTTTTCTGGTAAAAAAATAGAAAAACCAGAATCTCCTACAATTATTCCTTTACCAAAACCAATCAAACCACTAAAGAGAGTTGTTGATAAAATAATTCCTTGGAGAAAAGAAAATGAATAAATTGTTATTATCGTTAATAGCGATTTCGTTATTAACTACTGGAGCGTCTTATTATGGATCAACAACAGCTCCAGTTACTTTAGTTGGTGGAATAATAAAAGCTAAACACGTTCAAGAAAATACAAAGAAATATAAAAGAAAAGACTGTCCAGTATGTAAAGGTAAAGGATGGTATATGAGTGGTGACGGAATAAGTAAAGTTGATTGTGGATATTGCGAACCAGAAAAAACAGAAATTCCTAAAACAAAACCACTAATTCAGTCTGGGGGTAGTCATGGAGGCAAATAATAAGCAAGTACTAGAAACTATTGCAAAGAATATTATTAATAAAGCCAATATAGACAACCCGGAATGTGGAAGTGTCATACTAGTATTAACTGTTATAAGTGTCATATTAAGTTTAATCAGAGTTATTCAAGAATGTAATAAAAAAGAACAATCAACACTAAGTTCTAAAAATGATATTTATGGATTATATCAAAGAGAAATCAAAGATTTGAGTGTGCGTAAAGGCTGGTTTACTAAAATGAGAATCAAGAAATTACTTAAAAAAGAATTATCAATAACAGACTATCAAAAATTTGGATTATTTTTAACTGTTGCAATAATGAATTCTGGTGAAAATATCTCTATGGATGAAACTCAAGCACTAATAGAGGCCGCAAATGTTTAGTATTCTTATATGGTGTGTTTATGGTTTATTCGTCGGAAGTGTTGCTAAAAGCATAGTGCCCGGCGAAGAAAATTTTGGCTTTTGGAAAACTATAGCGTTAGGAGTTGCCGGATCGTATGCTGGTGGTATAATAAATTATCTGCTCGGCATGACTCCGTTCACACCAACAGGTGTTGTAATGGGTGTTGTGGGAGCAATTATAGCACTAATATTATACAATAAACTTAGTAAGTAACGGGTTATGCGGCCAACTTGGATTGATTATTTTCTAGGATTGGCAAAAGCTATTTCTAAGCGTAGTCACGATATACACACACAACACGGTTGTGTTATTGCCGACAAGCAAAATAGAATTGTTGGCGTAGGATATAATGGATTTCCTAAAGGAATGAACGATTCCATTCTTCCAACAGAACGTCCAGATAAATATAAGTGGATGGTTCATAGTGAAAGAAACGCTCTAGCCAATTGTATTATTAGGCCAGATAATGCAATAGCATATGTAACTGGTCAATGCTGTAATGATTGTATTATTGCTCTTCATCAACACGGTATTGAAGAAGTTTATATGATAGACGATCATGGCACACATTTATTTAATGAAATAGAACAAAAAAGATTTGATCAATTTATAGAAATGAGCAAAATGAAAATACATAAAATTACTCCCGACCTGTCTTGGTTGAAAGACCTAGCTGGTGTATTATGACTTACCAAATAAGAATGGAGTAATAATATGATATTTAATGAACAAATCTCTCGTAAGCCCGATAATTATCCTTGGACACAAGACTTTACTTCGGCAATGCATAATGGGTTTTGGACACACAAAGAATTTAGTTTCAGTAGTGATGTTCAAGATTTTAAAGTGAATTTAACAGAAGATGAAAGACAGATAATCACAAGGGCATTATCTACTATCGGTCAACTAGAAATTAGCGTAAAGAAATTTTGGGCTAAATTAGGAGATAATCTTCCTCATCCAAGTATTAATGATATGGGCTATGTAATGGCTAATGTTGAAGTTATTCACGGAGATGCCTATGAGCGTCTTCTTGAAGTACTTGGAATAGATAATACATTTGAAGACATTCTAGAACTAGATATCATTAAAGGTAGAGTGAACTATCTGCGTAAACATTTACATAAATTCCACTCAGACAATAAAAAACAGTTTATTTATTCTCTTATTTTATTTACTTTGTTTGTAGAAAACATCGCACTATTTTCTCAATTTTATACAATAGGTTGGTTTGGTCGTTATAAAAATCTATTAAAAGATACAAATAAACAAGTTGAATATACAAGCAGAGAAGAGAATCTTCATGCTCAGATTGGTATTAAATTGATCAATGTTATTCGAGAAGAACACCCAGAATTATTTGATGATGAACTAGAAAAGAAAATACTAGACGAAGCCAAAGAAGCTGTTAAGTATGAATCTGAAATTATAGAATGGATTATTAATGGATATAATCATGAAAAATTAAACTCTCCATTATTGGAGCAATTCATTAAAAATAGAATGAATGACTCATTGGTCCAAATAGGATATAATAAACTGTTCGATGTGGACGAAGAGACGATTGCCAAAACCTCATGGTTTGATGAACAGGTTCTTGGTAACAATATGACAGATTTTTTTCATAGCCGTCCGGTCGAATATGCTAAACATAGTCAAAGTTTTGATGAAGAGGATTTATTTTCATGAGTGATAAGAAATATTATTGGTTGAATTCTCAGAGTAGGCTTTTTCTAGAAAGAGATTATCTTCGTGAGGGAGTAACTCCAGAAGAAAGAATTCGTCAAATAGCAGAAACAGCAGAAGCTATTTTACGCATAGATGGATTTGCAGACAAATTTGAAGACTATATGAGTAGAGGCTTCTATTCATTAAGTACTCCTGTATGGACTAATTTTGGAACAGACAGAGGTTTGCCTGTAAGCTGTTTTAATTCTCATGTTAGTGATACTATGGAGAGCATTCTATATAAGCTTGGCGAAGTTGGTATGATGAGTAAGCTAGGCGGAGGTACTAGTGGATTTTTCGGTGATCTACGTTCTAGAGGAACAAAGATTAGTGTAGGAGGAGAATCTAGTGGTCCGGTCCACTTTATGGAAATGTATGATAAGATTTCCAGTGTAGTTTCTCAGGGATCAACACGAAGAGGGGCTTTTGCAGCATATTTATCAGTAGAGCATCCTGACATAGAAGAATTTCTACAAATTAGATCAGAAGGTCATACTATTCAGGAAATGAGTATTGGTATTACCATTACTGATGAATGGATGAGAGACATGATAGATGGAGATAAAGATAAAAGAAAGATATGGGCCAAAATACTCAAAAAAAGATTTGAGACAGGATATCCATATATAATGTTTGTAGATAATGCAAACAATAATGCTCCACAGGTATATACTGATAAAAGATTAAAAATAAAAAGTAGTAATCTTTGTTCAGAGATCATGCTTCCTTCTGACCAAGAAAATTCATTCGTATGTGTCCTATCTTCATATAATCTTTTACATTGGGATGAAATAAAAGAAACAGACGCTATAGAAACATTAATCTACTTTTTAGATGCGGTTAACGAAGAGTTTATTAGAAAATCAAAAGATATTCCCTTTATGAAGACAGCATATAATTTTGCTCTAACACACAGGGCATTAGGTGCTGGAGCATTAAACTGGCATTCTTTATTACAATCTAAAATGTTATCCTTTGATAGTATGGATGCTAAATATCTCAATAATGAAATTTGGAAAACTATCCGCTCTAGAGCAGATAAGGCTTCTATAGAATTAGCTAAATTATTTGGAGAACCAGAACTATTAAAGGGGTATGGTAGACGTAATACAACAACTCTAGCCATTGCTCCGACTACTAGTAGTTCGTTTATTCTTGGTCAAGCTAGTCCAAGTATAGAGCCTCATAATAGTAACTACTATGTAAAGAAATTAGCTAAAGGTAGTTTCACATTTAAAAATCCTCATCTAAAAAAATTACTAAAGGAAAAAGACAAGGATACCGAAGAAGTATGGAAAGACATATTGGTTCGTGGAGGATCGGTACAGCATCTCAAGTTCTTGACGGCAGAAGAAAAAAATATCTTTAAAACTTTTGGCGAGATTAGTCAGAAAGAGATCGTAATTCAAACTATTCAAAGACAAAAATATGTAGACCAGGGTATTTCATTAAACTTAATGATCCCACCTTCTTGTTCTGCAAAAGAAGTTAGTGATCTGTTAATTTATGGATGGGAAAACGGGATTAAGAGTTTTTATTATCAAAGATCTGCTAATCCTGCACAGGAATTAATGCGTAATATTTTAACTTGTACATCATGTGAGGGGTAAATATGGGAAATCCGTTTGAGGATCAAGAATCGTTTATGGTATCTTGTGACCAAAGTGTTAGTTCATATAATCAAAATCAATTTGATCTATATGTAAATCTTATTAGAGAAGAATTACAAGAACTAAATGAAGGTATTGATAATGAAGACAATGTGGAAAAGTTAGATGCTCTAGTAGATATTCTTGTAGTGACTATTGGAGCGATTCATTCAATGGGAGCAAATGCTCAAGGAGCATGGGATGAAGTAATGACAACTAATTTTGCTAAGGTTGATGCACAAACAGGCAAGGTTAGAAAACGAGAAGATGGCAAGGTTCTTAAGCCAGAAAACTGGCAACCTCCTAATTTACGCCCTTTTATTATCAAAGTAGTATAACGGTGTATATTAAAGAGTTAATGCGTCTATATCTACTTCCTTAATAAAGAAAAGGGTAGTAATTGAAAAAAAATAATAAACGGAAAACTACAAGAAGAAAAGTTATAGACATCACCAACGATGTGCAGAATCAACAAACAACTAGGACATTTAGACAATCTCTAAAACCAAGAACTGACAATCAAAGAGAGTATGTTCGCACAGTAGCGGAAAATACTATTACTTTTTGTCAGGGATTAGCTGGTAGTGGTAAAGCTTTGACATTAACATCCAAACTATTTACAAAAACCGGCCCAATCACAATGGGCGAGGTAAAAATAGGTGATGAAATAGCTAATCCAGATGGTAATTTTTCTAAAGTTTTAGCTATTTATCCTCAAGGTAAAAAGCAGGTCTATAGAATTTATTTTAGTAATGAGACTTTTGTAGACTGCTGCGAAGACCATCTTTGGTCTATTTATCAAGATGGCAAAAAAGATAGATTAACGGTCAATACTAAATATCTAATTGATAATTGTAAAAGATCGGATGGGAAAAGAATAATCTCTATTCCGTGTACAAAAGCAGTTAATTTTAATAGAAATAATTATATTATTGATCCATATATATTAGGTATTCTTATTTCAGAAGGTGGATTAACTAATGGTAATGTATGTTTTACCACTTGTGAATCGGAAGTATATGATAGAATTAATTCTCAAATAGATCAAACATATTGTATAAAAACAAAAAATAATATAGATCATAGAATTGTAAAGATTAATAGATCAGGACAAAAAAATCTATATAAAGAAGAATTAAAGAAATTGAATCTATGGGGCAAATATTCTTATGAAAAACATATCCCAGAATCTTATAAGTTTGGATCAACAGATCAGAGAATTGCTTTATTACAAGGCTTAATGGATGGAGATGGAACAATTACAAAACAAGGAGGAGTATCGTATTGTACTACTTCTTATAAATTAGCTCAAGATTTTTGTGAACTAATTTTTTCTTTAGGTGGAACAACTAAAATTAAAACCAAAATAGGAGCATTAAAAATCGATGGCTCTAGATACAGAGACAGTTACATTTGTCATGTATCATTACCTAATGATATTGCAATGTTTTTTCTATCCAGAAAACAAAAACGTAGAGTTTTAAGAACTAAATATATCCCTAAGTTTTATGTTGATCGTGTAGAAAAATTAGGATTGGAAGAAATGCAATGTATTACTGTAGATCATCCAGACAGTCTATATTTAACTAATAATTATATACCGACTCATAATACTCATATCGCTATTGGTATGGCAATAGAGTATTTACTAAATGACAAAGTTGAAAAAATAGTTATTACTCGTCCAGTTGTCGAAGCTGGAGAAAAAATTGGCTATTTGCCCGGCACAGCAGAAGATAAATTACATCCTTATTTACTACCAATCCTAGACGAAATCAGCCATTTTATTCAGCCTGCTCTATATAATTCATTAAAGCAAAATAATAAAATAGATATTGTGCCACTCGGCCTTATGAGAGGAAGAAATTTTCATAATGCCTTTATAGTTGCTGATGAATGTCAAAATGCGTCATACGAACAACTGAAAATGCTATTGACAAGAATAGGTCGAGATAGTAAAATGGTATTGACGGGCGATGTGGGTCAGTCCGACTTGCACAGACAAGTTCAGGGTGGATTCATAACTATGATAGATCAATTAAGTGGCGTTGAGGGCATAGGAATATCTCAATTAATGTCTTCTGATATTATTAGAAATCCTATTATTGCAAGCATATTAGGTAGACTTGATAATTATGAGCGAAAATCATAAAAAGTGTTTAGTATTAAATACAGACTATACGCCCGTAAGAGTTATTTCATGGAAACAAGCTCTAAAGATTTATTTCAAATATCAACACAGTAAAACATTTTCTGTAGAGATTATAGATTTTTATAAGGACGATTATATTGTTGGAACTGGAAGCAAAAAATATCCAGTACCAGCAGTAGTTAAGATATCTAAATACAGAAACGTTAGACAAGAAGATGTTAAATTTTCTAGAAAAAACGTTTTCTTAAGAGATAATCACACTTGTCAGTATTGTGGGTGTAGATATGAAGCTAAGGATTTAACAAAAGATCATGTTATACCGCGATCTAAGTGGAATAAAAAAAGTTCGTCTACAATATGGACCAATATAGCTACTGCTTGCAAACCTTGTAATCTAAAAAAGGGCAACAAGACTTTGCAACAAAGCGGTATGAAAATATTAAAAGAACCAGTAATTCCAGATAAGAGTAAAAAATACTTGCGTATCTATGAATACCTAGATACTATAAAAGAGAATATCCCGGAAGAATGGAAACACTATGTCTGATAAATTAACGGAAGAACAAAAACAAAAAACAAAAAGCAATAGCTAATTGGAAAAAGATGACCGAACAATCTTCCTATAAATATTGGACAAAAATACACGTCAAGAAAGAAGAAGATGCCTGAATATACTTTTGTCTGTGATGACTGCGAATGTAAGTTTGCAGAAATACTATCTTATACTCAATATGATCAAAAAAAATATTCCTGTTGTTCTTGTGGTGGATCTAATCTATCAAGATCGTATGAAGATGACTGTATGAATATTAGTGGTTCTATCAAAAAGTCTGATAGTGAATTAAAAACGCTTGGTGATTTAGCTGATCGAAATCGTGATCGCATGAGCGACGATCAAAAAAATAGTCTTCATTATAAACATAATGAATATAAAAAGCACAAACCAGAAGAAATATTGCCACAAGGAATGAGTAGAATTAAAAAATCAGGAAAAGTAAAATGGACAAAGAAAAACTAGAAGATATTATAACACCAGAAGAATTGGCCCAATTCTATTCTCTTGCAGAAAAAATGCAAAAGTTTTCTAAGGTTGTTGAACCACAAGAAGAACAATCAAACGAAAAGCCTTCTCTTATTCAAATATCTGTTGTTGTTGATTTAATTAAAGAGGGCGTGAGTGTAACAGTTTCTGATTCACTATTAGAAAGAGTCAAAACAAACTATCAAATTCCATTAACAACAAACCAAGATCACGAACAAATCCTCAAAGATTTACTTAATGATGTTACTATGACTTTAGAGCAATATTTAAAAAAGGTAAACTACAATGAATGAGACTTTTGAACTTCAACCAAAAAATGAACTAAAGAAAGAAACAGAATACTTCACTCTTAAGGGGTCGCAAGACTTCATTGACAACGAAGGCAATCCTCGTGCTAAACAAGATGGGGTCAATGTTTTAGCAAAGAAAATTTGTTATTATGATGAAAAAAATAATATTGTAACAGCAAAAACTAGGTATCAGATTAAGATTGGGGCGTATGGTAGGATATATAATCCTATTGGTATGTATACAGAAGGTATGGCGAGTAAATTCTCTAGTAAATCCGGTAAGGAAGAATGGAGAATGAAAGAAGTTAATGAATCTATTTTCAATTTATATACAGCATTTTTAAAAACTAAGAATGTGGCACACTTGACACTAGCAGAAAGAGGACTACAATGAGATTAACCAAGGTTCACAAATACGCAATTTGTTACTTGCATAGTATTGGAAAAAGTCACGCAGAAATAGCAGACGAAATAAATACATCAGAAAGAACTATTGACAGATATTTAAAAAAATTATCTGAAAATACTAAAGAGATTGTTGAAGAACTAGAGGCTGTTCCAGAAGTAAAGAAACCAACAGTCTCAGACTTTTTGCTCAATAAGACTCAGAGTGGAGATACTCGCGGAGTTATGATTATGACAAAGCAAGCATCTGCTATTGCTGAAAATATTACGAAAAATTTATCTGCCCCGTCAACAAATGGTGTTTTCAGACCCAAGGGTTAAAATGTCTAAAAAATATCCTTCCAAGTATTCTAATGGTAAGGAAGTATCAGCAGCCCAATATATTACAGAAATTATCTGTGAGAAAAAAGCTAAACAATCTAAAAAAGATCTTCATTATAGATTTTGGATTAGTAAAGAATGGGCTGCCTATTATAGAAATCAGATTGGGTCTGCAAATAAGCTTTTACAAAAATATGATGCATCAGCAATTATCAAAGCACTAAGCACCCAAAAGGCCGAAAAGATTTATTCTTTGCGGGCGCCTCATCTTCAGGCTATAATAGACCAAGAGCAGGCCAATCTTGATTCTTTTGTGCCTGCTGATACTTCTAATATTGACCGACATACAAATAGTGTTGGTAATCAAAACGTAAAGAAAAAGAAAACTTCCATAGACCTATTAAGGGAAATAGATAATGACAAAAATGTTGGATAGTATTAAGAAAGATTTTGGTTCTGGTATTATTATTGATGCTAATAATGTTATCAGTAAAAAACAGGTCATTATTCCAGTTAGTCCAGCAGTTGACATGATCTTGGGTGGAGGTATACCAGAAGGTAGTAGTGTTACGTTTACCGGCCAACCTAAGTGCGGTAAAACAGTAACCAGTTTGTGTTTGGCAGCAAATGCACAGAAGCCAGAATACGGTGGTCGTAATGTGTATTATTTGAACGTAGAGGGGCGTATTAAACCACGCGACCTGTTGGGCATCCCAGGTTTAAACAAGGACAAGTTCCATATCATAGGATCAGAACAGGGCAATATTCTAACAGCAGAAAAGTTTTTGCAAATTGCTGATCGAATTATTAATGAAGAACCAGGATGTATTGTTATTATAGACTCATATTCTTCATTATGCACAGAAACAGAATTGACCAGCGATATGGACAAAATGCAGCGAGCAGATGGGCCAAAACTCTTAGCTAAGTTTTGTCGAAAAGTATCCAATGTTATTGCTGTTAACAAGAATATCGTTGTGGGTATTACTCACCTTATGGGTAATCCAGGCAATGGTCATGCAGAATGGAAAGAAAAGAGTGGAAATGCTATCGGCTATCAAGGCGACGTTAAACTCAGAGCTAAATTTCATACCGCATGGAAATTAACACCAGATGGTAGTCCTGTCGGTCAAGAAGTACACTGGACCGCACAATATAGTGCGCTTGGGGCTCCTGGCGGAGAAGCTGTAAGCTATATTCGTTATGGACAAGGAATTGATACTTATCAAGAAGTTATAGAACTCGGAATTAATCTTGGATTAATAGATAAGGCCGGTTCTTGGTATACTCTTTCTTATCTTGGAGATGCCGAAAAGACAAAATTCCAAGGAACAGAAAAGATCAGAAACTTCCTCTTGACAAACAAGGAAGCGTATGATATGCTTGGAGTAGAAATTCGTAAAATGCTTGGTTTT